TTTTCTGGAAATTTTTCATAAAGCCAATCACCATAATCTGGTATGTCATCTGATTTAACACCTCTATCTGCCCAATGTTCTCTATTTTTTGATTCAAATGATTGATAGTCACCTTGATCGAACATTCCTCTCTGTCTTTCATCCCATTCTTCCCATGCTCTATCTGTAGGGCGTTTACTATATGACATCCTTTCAGGGTCATAACCAGTACCTTCATGAGAAATATCTAAATCCATGATTTTTTGTTCTGGAGTCGGTTCTGGTTTTGGTTTGTCACTACCTTTTCCATCCATAGAATCTTTACTTACTATTGATTCTAATGATTTAGTCTTTCCACAATGTGGACATGGTTCCTCTTCATATACATCAGATGTTTCTAATAATAAATCTTCCCATGATTTAACAGGCTTCTTTTTTTTCTTACCCATTTTCTTAAATATTGATTTAAATGATTTATCTAATTGTGGATGCTTCACTTCATGCCTTTCTTTAATCTGTCCACTCCTTTTATCATCAAATGTTTGTGGAAGTAATCCTAAATTTGCAGCAGAACCAAGTTCATCCATGTCAAGATAATTATCTTCATTACTACTACCTTCTCCCATTCTTGCTTCTGTTGATTGTCTTTGGAACTCATTATCTAATGGTTTTGGAGTTTGAAATTCACTAAAATCCCTACCCATAAATTTTACACCTTCAGGCATATTCTCATATTCATAATCTGTTGGTTTGTTACTTTCTCCATGTAATTGAGCTTGTGTTGGTTTAACTGCATCTTTAAATAATGATTCAAATGATTTACCTACCATACCTTCTCTATCTCCTTTACCTTCAGCAAATTCTATAATTTTTCTATTACAATTTTCGCACACTTTAATATCTCCTTCATCCCCAGTATCTAATCTAACACGCATAGGTATTGTTCCTTCCTCTTTACAACCCACACCACTACACTCTCCTTTAACTATTGATACAAATGATTGATTTACCATTGATCCTATTTCAGCATCAACTATTTCTTGCTTTCTTCTTTTTCTATTTCTTGCTGTTCGTCCTTTGTTAGTTTGCTTTTCATCTTCAAAAAAGTCTGGTGATCGTTTAAGATCTTCTTCTACTTTTCTCTGTTGTTTTCTTTGTTGTGCTACAACATTGGCTGGTGTTCCTGCACTACCAAGTGCATCAATTTTCTTATCCTTATCAGGGTCATCACCCTGAGATAAACTCTGAAATTCATTTTCCATATCATTGTAATAATGTTCTGATTCTCCCTCAGCCATCCAGTCTTGATAATCTTCATCAGCATCTAATTCTGCTCTGGTAGTTGATGCAGGCATTAATGGTTTCTTTTTCTTGGGTGGTTTTTTTCCCATTTTTTTATATTGATATTCATCTGTCTTAGGTTCCCACTTATCATCTTCCTTAAATATTGATGTTAATGTCTTCTTAACTTTTTTTTTACCACTATTCTGTCTAGCATCACCATTGATAGTTAGACCTCTCTCTGCTGGATGGTCATCCTTACCTTCAACGGTAGGCTGTGGTAATCCTTGACCTACCCATGTCTCTCTTCCAGTATTTTGATTATACATAGAGTGTTGGTCTCCCATAGAATTAGAGTGATCATATTTAACAATACCATGCTCTGCCAGTGTTTTACCACAACCAGAACATACTTTGTTTAATTCCTCTTTAGTCAAAAATATTTCTAATCCATCTTTTGCAACTTGTTGTATCATACCTGCTTCTATTGCCTTTTCTAATTTATGTTGAATAGCACCACAGAACGCAGCAGGATCATTCTTATCCTGATTCTTTTCTTCACAATGGTCAAAGTCTCCTTTACCACCCTTGCCATCAGGTATTGGTTTTGTAATATTATCTGCTTTACCTACATCATCTTTTGGAGATTTACCACCATATCGTTTTGGATCCATTTGTGACAGTTCTCGTTCAACTTTAGCTCTATTGCAAGTTGGACATATATCTATTCTTTTTCCATCAACCACATCTGTTTCTGCATAACTATGCCATTTTCCATCCTTTCCTTGTCCTTCAACAATCTGATCTTTTGCTCCACAATTTTCACATGGTTTTATTCTTCTAGTTTTATTACCAACCTCTTTTAAATATCTCTCTGTGTTATCTGCTGGCACCGATGACCAGCTTGCAACAGCTCTGCCTATTTTCTTATTTTGTGAAACGTCATCATCTTTCTGATCTATACTTACCTTTGAAACATAACAACCAAACTTATCGCATTTGATAATCATCTTACCGTCTTCTCTTACCTCTGCGTTGGTAGCAGATTTTGCAACTGGATTGTAGTCAGTAATTAATGCTAGTGGAACTGCTGGGTCAGCACATACTGCAACCTCATAGTGTTCCAAATCTTTTAATGAATAAGCAATGGAGCCATCTTTCATCCTGACAGGGTCTCTGTCAGACTTCGTGGCTCCTCCGAATGATAATCCCTTATACTCTCCTGATTTAATCTTCTTCCATATCTCATTATCTAATTCATAATCCTTGTGTATCTTACCTGTTATCTTAATTGCTGGGTATTCTTCTCCATCCTTATCTTTGTATGTATCTTTTGAATAATTTATTCCCTTACCTATAATTCTATTACTATGAGTATCTGAAATTGGTGCTCCCCTGTCCATCCATATAGGAAGAACTTTATAGAGTTCATCAACAACTGTAATTTCACCCTGCTTGTCTTTTATCTGAACTGTTAGATATCCCTCAAAGAATCTTTCATCTCCATGAATAGGCTGCATATTCTTCGTTACCAGTCTATTGAAAAACAGATCATTTACCATGTTAATCATTAACCATTACTATATATAAATATTAAAAAAAAAGAGGGGTTAACCTATTTCTTTGCTTTTGTTATAGCGAAGTCTGCTGCGAATCCTGTTACTAGACCTATAAGAACTACCCCAGATTCAGTCAGACCTTCGACAATTATGTTTTGAGATAATGCCAAAGCTGCAAATGTTGCTATGATAACTGATCCTGCTAGTTTCTTTGCACTATAAGGTTCTTTACTGTGTAAATAACCCCTTAGCGTATTTAGCCCAGCTCCAATAATTGAAGCGACTGCTACTAATACTAATGCTTCTACCATAACAAGACCACTCTAATCCTGTATTTAAGTATTTATGTCAATAATAGGAATGAGTCTGTCAGTTCTTTTACCCAATCACATTTTTTCTTATTTTTTGCTTTTACCATTTTTACCCCACTCTGATACTTCCTTAGATATAGATAGACCTGTTACAAATATAGCAGAGATAAAAGCAATAACAATAGACATATCAAAAGTTAATCCTATATCATAAATTGATTCAGCAACATTACCACCTACTAAAGGAGAGAAAAACGATATACCGAAATTTCCACCTATCCTAGCAGTGGGTTTTAGCATTGTCATATAATTAAATTATATGGAACGTATATAAATTTACTTGTGTGGTCTAAGGAATTTTTCCTTAATCATGCCTAATATTGAGTGGGGGTTCATTAAGACCATCGCTGCAAACTCTGCATCTCCATTTGCGTGACCTACAAACTTACCACAGCTATAACAGACATATACTTCATGCCTACCATCACTATAACCGTATAACTTCTTACCACACTTACATTTCCTCATAAACTGAATTAGAAACGTTAATTAATAAGTATTTTGTATACCATATATGGCTACATCATTTTATGTGTATGACACATTAAAGGAGTACAAGCTGAGATATGGCGATAAAGCAAAATTAGAGATGTTTCAGACAAAAATAAAAGATATGTATGTTACTGAAGATAAAAAATTATGGGTTGTGACAAATTTTACAGAAGAAGCAGCAAAACCACAATTAAACAGGTCTATAGTTCATTTTTATGCAGGAGAAGTTGCATACTATAAAAAAGGTGATGAACAACTAATAGTAGATGGTAAAATAGCATATAACGCTAATGATGAAATAATAGAAATATTTCCAAGAAAATTAAGAAAACCAGTTTTATTCTTTAGGGTTGGAAGATTTTATGGTGATAAGCCAAATAAGACAGCAAAAATAAATTACAAGTACAGATATTACGATTTTACATCAAATAGGATAAATTTAATCTTAAAGTAACTATCTTCTAGTACTTGATGGATTTGACATTAATGCTTTCCAATCTTTACCTAATTTCTTCTTCATACTAAGCCAAAATGGATCAACATTAAACATACCACCCTTTTTGTTATATTCCTTTGTTACGTTAGCTATTCTTCTGTGGCATCCCCTACAAAATCTTGCATTAATCTGTTCTATGCCAAATTTATGTTTACCACAAAAAAAACATAATCCATACATCTTATCAGCTATTTTAACCAGTAAAGGTTCTCTACCACGTTTTCCAGCACATTCTCCACAAATATCAGCGATAGTTGCAGCAGCAGCATCTTTTTTGAAGCAATTAAGACAAATTGCTTCTTTATAGTTATCTACGTGCGTATATTCGTTATCTTGATGAGTTTTCCAGAGCTTTTTACCAATAGCAAGCCCACCATCATCAACATTGAGTTTTGTAGCCATTACTTATGTGCCAACAACATTTTCTTTAATGCGTTTTCTAATATGATATACATATTATTTAAAGTGTATTTATCATGTGAATTTTCATGTACAACAACTCCTATCCTATTCCAAGTCTCTATAAGTGTTTTTGCTAGTTCAATACGCTCGGAATCTATCTTTTCAACAACTCTAGGCTTTGATTCCTTAACTACCTTAGGTTCTGCTGCCTTGTATACATCTACTTCCTTTACGTTAATCTTTATAGTAGCCTTTTCTTTCGGTTTCGTTTCCTCTTTTTTAATAATAAACTTTTT